ATGCCAACCTTCGGGGAAATTGAAAAACGCGGCAAAACCTACCGAGTGCGCTACCGCGATCCCTCATACACACTACCCGGCCCAAAACCTCGCATCACCGCCCCCGTGCGATTTCGTACAAAAAACGAAGCCCAAATATACCTAGCCAACATACAAACGCAGATAGCCACTGGCACCTGGCAACACCCACGAGAAATAGCAGCCCAACAAGCAACCCAGCAAGCACAAGCTGAAATTACTCAATTAACTGAGCTACGCCAATCAATCACCCTCGCACAATACGCAAAAACATGGCTTGAGCAAGGCAAAACCCAATGGGCACCCGCGACATACCGACGCCGCAAATCAAACCTAAACGCCCATATACTGCCAGCCCTTGGCGCATCTCGCCTCACCGACCTGACCCAGAACCAAATACTTGCGTGGTACAACTCTCTACCCACTGATGGAGTCAAGGCAAACGCCTACAAAACTCTACGCGCGCTCGCGGCCTGTGCCGTGAATGATTCTGAGACTGCGCTTGAGGTTTCACCAGTGAGGATTAGGGGAGGTGGAAAAGAACGCAAAGTTAGAGGTGAGCGTCATTTGCTCACATGGGGTGAGGTGGAGAAAATTGCTGAGGTGATTAGGCCACAAGTTAGGGCATTGGTGTTTTTGGTTGCTGACTCTGGGCTACGGATTAATGAGGCGTTGGCTCTGCAACGAAATGATTTTGTTACTGATGCTCAGGGGATGACGTATGTGCGGGTACGACGCGCACTAACCAGAATGGACGCGGGAGTGATTGGCGTCAAGGAGCTAAAAAGTGCGGATCGTGTAAGCGAGCGGCGAGTGTATTTGACTGATCGTACAGTCCGGGAGATGCGTGCACACTTAGATATGTATACCGGCGATAGAGCGCATGCTGTGATATTTCCGCGTACTCGGTACGCAGGTAACTACTGTGCTTCCCAGGTGGTAGGGCGCTGGCTTGCACAGGCTGCTAAAGAGGCAGGGATATCTTTACGTACGGGGGAGTACCTTGGTTGGCACGCCTTTAGGCATTTTTCTGCCACGATGTATGGGCAGGCTGGGGCATCAGTTGCAGCGCTGATGCAGCGCTATGGCTGGGCTACGCCTGCTCAGGCAATGGCCTATCAGCGAGCAGATGCTGAATATGACCGTATGTTGACGCAGCGTATGGAACAACTACGTCAGTAGTTTTCCCAGGCCTTCAAAATGATGGCTTGCTCTGAGTCAGTTAGACCATCTAGCCGGGCTTGTAAAGTCGCGTCGTCTACGTCGAGCGCATGTGCCATGGTAGGTAGATTGCCGTAGGCTAACCCGGCATCTATCAGAGCCTCTAGGCTAATAAGCAATCTGGCGGCTTCATCGTTGATCGTTTGCTCAATATGGGCAGACTGGTGACCACTATGTCCATGATGGTAGTGCAGCAGCTCGTGAGTGAGTGTGCAACGCTCTTCTGCAGGGGTTAGCCCTGCACGCAGCCAAATTGTGTGGCCAATGGTGGCCCCTAATACTCCCTCTGGTAGCTGAGTTGTATGTTGGATGCTCAGCCAGGGGGTTGTCTGTGCATATTGGAAGGGATCGAACATAGGTTCGAGAGTAGCGCGTTTAGCGTGCTCACGTAGTGATTCCTAGCCCCTGGTGGCACCGCAATATATGTAGGGGGAGAGCTCCGTGCTCTCCCCAATCTTATTTGTTGCTCGCCTCTCGGGCTGCCAACTTGCCGTCTGTGAACCATGCAGCCAGCTGACTTTCGTCGTCTCCAACTGTAGAGCGCAAAGATCCATCCGGAAGCACTTCCCAGTCATCAGAAGCGGCCGCATCTCCCAATAATGTAACTATCCGAGGGTCACGCAAAGATGGATCAATTGCCCGCCCTAGTCGCACCTCGGCCTCAGCGAGCACGCCAGTCACAGAAACATGTAATGCCTGCGCTAACAGATCTAGCTCATGAACCGTCAACGCCCTACCTCTGCTAAGCACATCGCCGAGCCGAGTCAATTTCACCCCAGACGCTACTGATAGCCGCCGCAAGCCCACACCCTGGGCATCGCGTAAATCATTGACAACCTCAACCACGCTCTCACCAAGAGCGCCATCCATCAGCGGGGACCCCATGTGTCAATGATCGCATACACGAACAGAGGAAAAAAGGGCTTGACAACGTTCGCAACTGCGAGCACTATGTATCCATGACACGTTCGCAACAACGAACGGGCGGCTTATCCCTACACATTACCCACGAAATCAAAACCCAGCTTACCCAAAACAACACCACCATCACCGCCCTATCCCATCAAACTGGGCTCCGCCGCCCCCTACTATCCCAACGCCTAAACAACCACTCACCCCTAACCCTCGCTGAGCTAGACAAAATCGCCCAGGCACTAGGCACCAGCCCCACAGTCATAATCGCCAACGCTGAACAGCGTCGAAACGCTTTCGCCAGCTCTGAGCTGGTTGATGACTCACAGTCCCCAAGCACTGCACAGTAAGGACGGTACACATGGAATCACGTCAAGTAGATCCCCACTTAGAACAATCACAGTATGCACTAGATCTGGCTGAAACAGTGCTAAATCATGTGTTTGACCGGCATGTATGTGATGGGGCACGCGCTGCATTGATCGCGGCAGTACTAGAACAAATCGCATTTACTAAGGCACTCACCTTGTCAGATGAGGCCTCATCCACAAGTAACTAAACACCTTATCGAGTAAAGGAACTCGTAGACATGTGTCCCACCTACACTTCGTCAACTCCCGCAAGCCCCGGGCCGAGGCCAACGAATAGCACACGTCCTCCTAGCTACCCTCGCCGAGCTGGTCACCCGGCAGTCTCGGCCCGGCCTACCAGCCCTGCTGTTGTAACTGCTGGCGAGCTGTTACCGCAATATCTCACACCACACCACCTAGAACAGCTACTAGGGCTTTCACGCCGCACGATTGATCGGATGATTGCCAGCGGTGAAGTGCAGGCACAAAAAATCGGCGCTCGCGTGCTGCTGCCGGTGTGGCAGTTTGCTGCCGCCCCATGGTGCTGGAGCAAGGAACAAATTACTCAGGTGCAGCAGGCTATTGCTGCAAAAAACATGTGAAAGGAGAAACCATGTGTAAACCAACTACAGCTGGGATTAACTGGCCTCGGGTGGAACGACTATTGATGGCGTTTATCTGGTGGGCAGTTGCTATTACGCTCGCTCTTCAGTCAGGGCTGCTGCTAGCTGTGGCTCTAAACGAGCCTGGGCCACACGCAAACTTGCTTATGTATGGGGGAGCCTGGCTGTCATTCGCTGGGACGTTTTGGGCTCTGCACAAAAGTGATACTGCTCGAAAAGAGGCAATGCAATGACCAAATTTGATGACTTACTTGATAGCTCAAATCCCTGTCTGAACTCTGATAGCCCAAACGCATGGCGGAATCTTGACAAACTGCAAAAAATGGAAGCGGTAATACGGGGAACTAATCTATTGACGCTTTCAGTAAGCGGGTACACGCCAGCAGTCGTGGAATACATAAAAGAGGCATACGGGCCAGACAAAAATGATGCGCAACTGGCTGTAGCTTATTACAGCGAAGCTGTAGCCGCGACTCTAGTACGGTCATTCTATGAACAATGGGGCTTTAAAACGCCGTTAGACACCATGCTGGAGGCCTTTGAACAGATCCATTGTGTGCCAAAGGAGGCCAGTAATGAGGATTGAAATCCGAGTTGAGTCAGCTTTAGGCGACTTTCAAGTTACCCAAATGCACGACAACATCGCAGTTGATGAATCAAGCCCTGATGACCAGGTGGCCACTATGCATCTCACTCGCCGCCAGCTAAACAAAATGCTACGGCAAGCATATGTAGATGCAAGCTCAGTACTAAACGCTGTGCCACCGCCACCTGCAAAGACTACCCGTCCGCTTGAGGTAATCGTATATGGCCGCACAGGCTGCACAGACTGCCAGCGTACCGAGCGAGCTCTAGCTGATGCTGGTGTTTCATACGAGAAGCGGTCAGCTGAAGAGGTGCAGGATGCGCTAGTTGCTGCAGGCGCGCGCCAAGTACCTGTAGTGGTAGTGACAGGTGCTGCCTATGGTGCTCTAGCGGTAAAGCTGAAAATGCAGTCTACTCTCAATATGGATGGGCTCAGGCTAATGCTGCGGGGCAAAAATGTTATGGCAGCATGGACTGGGTATAAGCCAACAAAGATTGAAATGGTTGAGGCGCTGGTAAAGGCACAGGCGGTCAGGCCATGAGCAACGAGACATACGTAACGGTCATTGGAAATTTGACTAGTGACCCCGAGCTGCGATTTACCCCGTCAGGTGTTGCGGTTGTTTCATTTACGGTGGCCTCTACTCCACGCCAGTTTGATCGACAGTCAGGGCAATGGAAAGACGGGGAAGCCCTGTTTATGCGTTGTTCTTTATGGCGCGATGCTGCCGAGAACGTGGCTGATTCCCTACATAAGGGAAGCCGTGTTGTAGTTTATGGTCGTTTGGTGCAACAGAGCTTTACGGCTCGTGATGGATCTCAACGGCAGAGACTAGAGATACAAGCAGAAGAAGTTGCAGCATCTTTGCGATATACCCGCCTGACAATAGAGCGAAATCCACGCCGGCCTGAATCTGCCGGCAGTGATAACAGATCTCAAAATAGTCAGCAGGGAACTAACTGGGACAACGCATTTTAGCGTGATTTTGGTTTAGTGATTTTAGCTGGCCGTACTCTACAACGTTTAGGTGCGGCCAGCCGCATAAGTAAGGACTTTTGTTATGTGGTTTGTCGTCGATGATCAGTTCACCCTAAAACCCAAAGTCGAACCGCTGCTAGCTAGGCTGATGACTGGTGATGCCCTGGGATTAGCAGCTATTGGCCTGTGGACTGCCGCCGGTTCACGCTGCCAGGCAAAACTATCTGATGGCGTAGTCACTCAAGAGGATTTAGCACGGTTAACGTTAAATCTGCCTGCCGCTGTAGAACTGGCAAATATCCTGGTCGACGCTGGCTTATGGCACCCATACGGGCACACCTGCGAAGCCTGCGCGGGCGGCAACTATAGACAGCTGACCCCCGGTCAGTACCAGTTCCACGACTGGTTTGCAATGCGCTATCGCCCTGGACACGTAGAAGCCATCAATCGTGCCAAAAAAGAGGAACTAAACAGCTCTGAGCTACGCAGAGCCATCTGGCTACGTGACTGCGATGATCCTACGCAGCCACTGAAAGTAGCCACAGTGCCCTGCGCATACTGTGGCCAGACGCTGTCTAATGCTACACGCAGGGGGGACCGCGCTCCCGAACTAGACCACGTAGATCCAACCAAAGCAATCGGCGCAGCCAACATCGTGATTGCCTGCCGCGCATGTAACGCCAAAAAAGGCAACCGCACTCTACAAGAACAGGGAATGCGGCTCCGGCCCCTGCCGCCACGCGCTGACGGTACCCCACGCGGCCTGGGGGTAACGCTACAAAAAAACAATCAAACCGCTGATGCGCCAAATAAAAGCCAACCGCCACAAATGCTGTTTGCACACGCTGCCCTGCCATCTGTTGCACAACCTCTAGTAAACGAACCATCACAGCCACAGCCCTACGCAACTGAACGCCCCGCCACCATATGGCCTGAAACCACGTCTGAAGTATGCGTACCAACCGCGAGCGCAGCTACCCCAAACACAGTTGAGTGGGAGTACTGGGAACGTGTGGCTGCAATGGAGGCAGAGACTGCGGCAGAGGCAGTTGAGTGTGTGCCTTCTGGAGAGCCTGACCAGGTAGATCTAGAGTCTGCCGAATATGGTCAAACAGTGCCTGGACTTGTGGGATCCAAATCTACAGATTTGGATAATTTCGGCTCTTCTGTATGTGCCAGTTTCCCTTGTGATTCTGCGGATAGTGCCACCCAAGCCACGCCCTATATGTCTATACAAAATAGGGTGATTTTGACTGGTAAACAGTCTGATCCAAATTCTGGAGGTGTCTACGCGCGTACGCGCACGGCAGGGCAGGGCAGGGCAGGGATAGGAAAAGGTAGGGCAGGGCAGGGCATGCCGCCACGAGGTCGGGTCCCTGCGCATTCTCGTGGGCCTGGGGTAGGTGACTCTATGCATGCCGCTAGTAGTGGTTCTGATGGTGCTGGGGCTATGGTCTGGAATGAGTGTAGGGGGAGCCGTGAGCAGTACCTGCGTTAGGTGCACCTGTGGGCGTGAGCTGATCGGGGAAACTGTGGGCTCACTCTGCTCTCATCAGTGGGAGGCACTATGCCGCACAGTTGCAGGTGTCCCTGCCTTAGTAGAGCATTTGCTGCTTCAGGCTGAGCCATCGCCACAAGCTGGAGGCAACGGCGCTCGCGTTAGAGTTGCTGCTTCAGGCTGCCTGTATCCGCCTGCCCGTATGGCTGCAGACCAGATCCACCTGCTATTAGTTCACTGTTTGGAATCTGCATGCAGCACGCTAGGCATACGTCCTAAACCTCACTCCAGGTGGGCTTCAACAACTGTTACTGGTGCTGTGCAGGCGGAGCTCATGCCCAAGCTGGAAAGCTTCGCGCAGGCGCCGGACGCGATTAGTCTCGCTGGACAGCTATACCGCACCTGCGAGGTCGCATTAGTTCGGTGGCCAATAGAGCCAGCTGCTAGGGCAATTTCTACAGTGCGCTGCCCGGCCTGCGGCTATCTTTCCTTGCTCGAGTACCCACCCTCGCAAGAGGGGGGCGATGTCTCGGTAGTATGCCAGCGTATTTCGTGTGGGCTAGTGATGACTGAGGAAGACTGGAAGCGCGCTCGCGGATGGGAGTTGGCGGTAGCAAAGGGGGCTGTTAAGGATGTGGGTTGATGGCGAAGAATGGCTCAGCGTTGCTGATGTTGTTGCGAGGCTGCCGGTTAAAGCTGCAACTGTATGGTCATGGATTCGCCGGGGTCAGGTGCGTAGTGCTCGCAGTGGTAGGCGAGTGTGGGTGCCCGTGCTTGATGTTGTGGAGCGTGAGGGGCGTGTGCATGCGGGGATGTTGACATGATGTGTTTTGTGTTTGCATAATTGATGCCAATAGAACACCTGTACACAAAACCCTCGTGAGCCTAAAGGCGCGAGGGTTTTGTGCATCTACTGGAGATTAAGGAGGTAGCGCACAGTGGCATGGAATCGTGTCGGACGCACTCGTGCAGATGAGTTACCCGCCAACTGGGCTTCTGTGCGCCGCCAGGTGCTAGCCCGTGACGGACAGAAGTGCGTAATGTGTGGACAGCCAGGAAACCAGATTGACCATATCGAGCGGGGATTTAATCACCACCCATCAAACCTACGGACCCTGTGCCAGGCATGCCACATGCGCCGCACTGGTCGAGATGGGGGCCGAACGCGCCGCGCGCGCCGCACGCCTTCTTGGTGTAAACCTGAAATACATCCGGGACTGCTACATAAAAAGCAGGGCTATGCGGGATGAATATTTATACTGTTTGCGCATATATACCCGGGGGTACACCCTCCCCCCACCCCACCTTGACCGCTCCGCGTATAGGCGCTGAGATTCCGCCCGGGTTTTGGGGAAAATTGGGGGCAAATAAGGGTGAACGTGGCGAATATTTATGCGTAGGGGGTTGGTGTGGGTAGCCGGGGACCAATCCCGCGCCGAAAAGAGTCCCTGCGAGGGCATCGTGCAAAAGCAGAGATTGATGCTGTGACATCTGCTCCTTCTGGTGTAGCTACTGACTGCCAGATGAGTGTGCCAAAGGAAAACAAGCACTGGAATGCAACCGCTCGGAGGCTGTGGCGAGCCGCTAAAGTTAGTGGCCAAGCCCGCTTTTATGAGGCAACTGACTGGGCAATGCTCTACTGGTACATGGACCTAATCACTGAGCTAATGAACTCGCCCAAACGCACTGCAGGAAAAATCCAGGTGATTCAGGCAGGCCTGTCAGACCTGCTGTTCACTGAGGGGGATCGGCGCAGAGCTGGTCTAGAGCTATCGCGGCCTTCATCCCAGGAGCTACAAAGCGCTGGCGTGGAGGAACTGGACAAATGGAGGAAAACCCTAGCTGGGCAAGAGCGGCTGATCAACAACACCTAAGCCCACGAGAACGGATCTACACGCTGCCGACTGGTATTCCAGCCCAAACACTGGGCTGGGGCGTGATCAAGTGGGTGTCAGATCACCTGGTACAGCCTAACGGGCCGTTAGCTGGCCAGCCGTTTCGACTCACCGAGGGACAGGTTCGGTTCATTCTCTGGTTTTACGCCATAGATAGTGATGGTCGATGGATCTATAACCGTGGTATCAGGCGTCTAGCCAAAGGCTCAGGAAAAAGCCCATTCGCAGCAGTTCTCGCTTTGGCTGAACTACTGGGGCCTGTACGTCTAGACGACTTTGATAAGAGATTGCCTGGCGGAGTTCTAGGTAAACCTGTCACTATGCCGCTGGTACAAATCGCCGCCACTAGTGAAAAACAAACAGCAAACACTATGCGCATGGTGCGTGCGTTTGCGGGTAAAAAGACACTACTGCGCCGTAAATATGGCCTACAGGTCGGCAAAACATTCGTTGACACACCATATCTAGGCAAACTAGAGCAAATCACATCTAGTGAAACTAGCGCTGAAGGCTCAGAAACCTCATTTACGGTAGGTGACGAAACCGAGCACTGGACACCTGCCATGGGCGGCACCGGCCTAATGGAAACATTAATCCAAAATGCGAGTAAATCTGGGGCTCGAATCCTAGAAACGTGCAATGCCTGGCAGCCAGGCGCAATGAGCACAGCAGAAAAAGCCTTTGAAACATGGTGTGAACAACAAGAAGGAAACAGCCGAGCAAAACAACATATCCTGTATGACGCTGTGGTAGCCCCATGGAATACGGCTCTGACAGATGAGCCGGAGGAAGGGCAAATCAGCCTGACCGACGGCCTGAAATGGGTGTACCAAGACTGCCCATGGGTAGACATAGAGCCAATCAAAAACACCATTTGGGCAACTGATTACCCGACCTCGAAAGCCAGACGGTTCTACCTCAATCAGCCTAACGCAGCTGAAAACGCCTGGTGCTCCATCAATCAGTGGGGCGCGCTCGCGGATGTAGATCGAAAGCTGACTGACGGCGAAGACATAGTGCTGTTTTTCGACGGCTCGAAGTCGAATGACCACACTGCGCTTGTAGGCTGTGCCATGCGTGATGGGCACGTTTTTACCATTGGTATATGGGCGCCAGAAAAGCTAACTGGGGTTGTAAACGTAGCGGCAGTAGATAGCGCAGTAGCAGAAATATTTGAGCGGTTCCATGTAATCGCATTCTGGGCTGACGTGCGCGAATGGGAATCATTCGTGAAATCCTCATGGCCTGACCGCTATGGTGACCAGCTCGAATTTTGGGCAGTCCCACGCGGGAAAGAACCAGCACCAATCGCCTGGGACATGCGTTCACACGTGTACCAGTTCGCAGAGGCTACCGAGATGTGTAGAGCCGAAATTGAGTCCAAAGCATTTACACACGATGGGAACTGGATCACGGCAAAACACGTTGCTAATGCCCGCGTAAATGAAGTACGAGGAAGATTCTCAATTAAAAAGGAATCTCCTAAAAGCGCCAAAAAAATCGATGCAGCTGTATGCGTAGTTGGTGCAAGAATGGTTTATAGGACGGTAAAGGCAAGTGATGAATGGGGCTATGACCCCGCTAGCGAATGGGGGTGAAAGGTGAAAATGGGGTTTAACGAGCTAGTACAGCAGGCTAAAACCAGCTCTGCGCGTGTAAAAAAACTGGAAGATATTTATGAGGGGAAAGTACGCCTAGAGTCGCTGGGCGTTTCACTGCCGCCGCAGGTACGTCTACTAGAAATGGTTTCGCCCTTTCCTAAACTAGCGGTAGATGTACTCACGGAAGTTCTCTGCCCAGAGGGATACATACTGGCTACAGCGCAGGGTGAAGAAATCGCAGCTCTACTGCGACGCTGGTGGCAGGCCAATAATCTTGACTCGCAGGTGCGGCAGGCATGCAGCGAAGCTCTAGTGCAAGGAATTAGCTACTGGATCGTAGGACCAGGCACAGGCGATATTCCCCGCGTTACTGCGCACACTAGGCTAGGTGTAGCAATCGGGCGTGACCACATGGGGCGCGTGTCTGAGGGTATCCGGCTGTATAAGTATCAAGGCGCACAATACGCGACCTACTATGAGCCTGGCGTGACTAGCTACTGGGTGCTACAACCGGCAGGGCGGTGGGTCCAGGTAGACACCATCGAGACAGGTGTTGACCGCCCATTGATTGTCCCAATGATAAATGCCATGCGTCTAAATGATCTGGAGGGGCGCAGTGAAATAGATGAGCTTGTAACCATTTCGGATGCTGCTAGTCGATCGCTGACAAACTTACAAATTGCACAAGAAATGCTGTCTATGCCTCTGCGGTACATCCTAGGTAAAGGAGCTAAAGAAGCACTGAACGGAGTAAATAAAATCGAAGCGTATTTCGATAGTTTCCTGACTGGTCCCCAAGGCGCAACTGTAGGCCAGCTGACAGGCGCCGATCTCAACCCAATCATCAGCACCTACAAGCTTTATGCACAGCAAATTAGCGCTATCACCGGTATCCCACCCTCCATGCTAGGTATCAGCACTGACAATCCTGCTAGCGCTGAGGCCATGCGAGTAGCCAAAGAGCGACTCATCACCAGAGCCGAAACTAAACAAGAGCTTTTCGGGGACGCCCTCGAAGAAGTAGCACGCCTACAACTGGCCGTGATGGGTAATAAATATGAGGGGCTAGAAACACTAGAAATGCAGTGGCGTGACCCAGCCACGCCATCCCAATCGGCAGTGATCGCTTCAGCCCTACAAGCACAGGCGCAGGGTGTAATCAGTGCCGAAACGGCTAGGGAATTCATGCGGCTGACCCCTGAGCAAAAGGCCAGAGAAAAAGCCGAAAACGATCTAGTCACGTACTAGAGAAAGAGAGCCTGCGGTGTCCACTGAGCAGGATAATCTAGCTGAGTACCGTAGTCTCCTAGACCAAGTCATGCGGTGGCTGCTGCGAGCCTTACGTGATGCCGCTACTACTCTACCTGCCACGCCTGCGCCTGATGCATCTACAGCAGAGATACAAACGTGGCAGGCATTAGAGGCTGCCTACCAGGCCCAGGTACTGCGGGCTCTGCGTAGAGCTCGCAGACAAGCCTGGGCAGCCGCAGCTATCTACCTGGAGGCAGAGGCAATCAGACAGGGTAATGTGCATGCAGTAATCCCATCAGAGCCACCACTATCTGACCAGCGCCTACAGGCTCTACTGCGCGAGGCAGGCCCACTGGCCGCTGAAAAAAACCGTAAGCAACTAGAAAAGTTGATCATCAGAGCCGCTGAAGGCGGCGCGCGCGAAACTATCCGCAACTCTGTATCCACAGCCGACGAACCCAAAATGAGCCTAAGCGAGTCAATCGCAGAGCAAGAGCAGTCAGCTCAGCGCCTACGCCAAGCTCGTGAAGAACTAGAAGACCTAAAACACAACCAGCAGACAGAGCATAAAAACCCTCGCTACTACGGCAAACCATTCGCATACGCAAGAGTAGTAGTCTCACACCCACCATGCGGCTTTTGCCTGATGCTGGCCGCACGCGGACCAATCTATAAATCTGCCAAGCTCGCAGGAAAAACCCGCGACAGCCTGAACCCCAACAGCTACCACACAAACTGCCGATGCGTAGTAGTACCTGTATACACATACAACAAATGGCCAGGTAAACAAGCCAGCGAAGAAGCCGACGCACTATACAAAAAACTAGTAACAGGCGAAGGCCTCACAGGCGCACAAGCAATAACCGCCATCGACAACCACCTACGCGGCACACGCAGCAAAGAAAAATCCCGGCTCCGACAAGAAAACTAGCCACAACCACCCAGGCCAAAAGAAAGGAAAACACCCATGGCAACCGATGAAACCAAACTTCTCGACGACCTAAAGGCACAAGTAGAAGCCCTCACCAACCAGGTAAACACTCTCACTGCAGATCGCGAAAAACTCAATGCCGACCTGGCAACCGCCACACAGGCACGCAAAAAAGACCGACTACTCACGCAGGCCGGACTAGACCCCGACCGCTACGCTCGCTTTCTGACCGGCAACACTGAAGACGAATGGCAGGAAGCGCTCGCGGCGCTGCAGGATCTGCGCGCAGAAACGCTAAAGCCTACAGCACAGGATGACAAAGAAACTGAAGTGGAAGTGACTCACCAGACTACTCAGGTCCTAGTGCGTGATCCGGCTCAGTCGTCTCAAGCTGTAGCACCGGATGACTATTACACGCGCATGGCGCGAGCACTTTTTGGTGAGTAACCTCTGCTGACTCTAAACAACTACTAAACGAAGGAGAATGAAAATGGCTGCTGCTGTAGGTGGCTTTACTGTTAATGAAGCGATCACTGCGGGGAAACTCCCTGCAGAGATGGTGGACTCTATCTGGTCGAATGTAGAGTATGAATCCGCAATTCTGCGTGTAGCAGGTACTACCCCTGTAGCGATTACCGGCAATGTAATCCCCACGGTCACTGGTGATATCGTCGCGGGAATTGTAGGTGAAGGGGAAGCCAAGCCTATCGTGAAGGCAGGGCTGGAGCTTAAGACGTTTAAGCCGGTCAAGGCTGCGGCAATCATGTACTGGTCTCGGGAAGCCCGTCAGGCTAACCCGGCCAACTACTTGAAAGAGTTTGAGTCTAAGATGACTCAGGCTATTGCTAAGGCAGTCGATATGGCTGTTATTCACGGCAAGGACGCGCTAAAGAATGCGCAGATTACTGGCGTAGAGTATCTAACCCAGTCCACCACCACCATGGAGTTAGGCACCAATAATGCCAAGTCTGGTGGTATTGGCGCTGACATCATTGATGGCTACTCCAAGGTGGTTGAGCTTGCTGACCAGAACTACGACTTTACTGGTTTCTTAGCTGATCAGCGCATGAAGCCTAAGCTTATGGGGGCCGTAGATCTACAGGGGCGTCCGCTGTTCCAGACCTCGCTAGATCTGTCTGCAAAGATGGATAACCTGGCTGGTTTACCGACCACGTATACGCGCGCGGTATCTGGGAAGATCGGTGCTGTAGCCGACACGAAGACCCGCCTGGTTGGCGGCGATTTCGCCAACATCAAGGTTGGGTTTGTCAACGATATCACTATCAGGCAGACTGACACGGCCACTCTAGTGGATGGTGACAAAACTGTGCCGCTGTGGCAGCAGAACATGGAAGCTTACTTGATCGAGGCGCAGTTTGCCTGGGTGATCCGAGATGTGAATGCGTTCTGTGTTTACACGGATAAGGTCCCGGACGTAAAGCCCCAGTAATCAAAGGAGCATGATGACTGTCGCCTCAGCATACGATGTTGAAACTTCGCTGCGTCGGGAACTGACTGATGTAGAGACTCAGGTACTGCCAGAGATCCTAGCTCGGGCTGAGGCGCGACTGCTGCTGCGTGATCGGAGCATTGTTAGTCGTGCCCGTGCTGATGCGGTGCTGCGTATTGCGGTAGCTGAGGTGGAGGCTGAGGCGGCAGCGAGGGTTCTGCGATCTCCGGCGGATGCGATCTACAAGAGCGAGGTCGAGGGGGAGTATCAGTATCATCTAAATTTGGCTGTGGCATCTCCGCTGCTAGATATAACTGATGCTGAGTATGCGCGTCTGGCAGGTACAGAATGGGGGAGCTCACGTCCCTCTACTGACGGGTATCTGACTGATCGTGTACATGTTTTGCCACCAGATTTGAGGCTTCAATTTGCGTGGCCGGGCATGGCCTATCCGTCCAGCACAGTAGGTGGGTAACGTGAGTTTGTTACGGTCTGGCCCGCACAGTGTTTTGGTGATACCTAACCGGGTGGTGGTGGATGAACTTGGCAGTGAGCTTTCTGGTGATGAGCCGCCATCACAGGTGGATGGCGTAATGATTCAGCCGGTATCGTCTGCAGATTCAGATCTGGCATTAGGCACTGTAGGCGCTGATGTGTATAGGGTCATCGGGGCAGGTACGTGGCCTGGTGGCCCATATTCGACAGTAGTTATACAAGATGGCCCCCCAAATATGGTGGGGCGGGAGTTTGACCAGGATGGCCCAGCGCGGATTCACGGGGCTAGCCCTAGGACTGCGCATTTCACAGTAACTATTAAGGGGAGACGTGGGGTGAGTTTGTAATGGCGTCTGTAAGCCCGCGAATTGGTTACATTGCAGCTAAAAAGGTGGCTGCCTCAGGCACGATAGATATGTACGCGGCTAAAGTGAAAGCCGTAGTTCTGGCCCAGATCGCACCTCACACTTATTCGACGCAGCTGGCAGCGTCTACACATATACGACGCGGCAAAATTGACCGGTTTGTAGGAACATCCGATCCTACAGCCTGGCATAAGGAGTTCGGTCACCAGGCCCCTAACGGAGCATGGGTTCCTGGAATCTTTGCATTCACTAATGCTGCTAGAAAGGTCGCAAAGTGACTGATGCGTTACCGGTAGATACCCTGCGGTTGTCTATGGCGGCTGTGAAAGCCTGTGCAGGATTTTCCACAACAGTAGATACCACCTTGTCGCGTGCGACTACCCCGCCAGTAGCAGTCGTGAGTATCAGTGCCCCAGCCCCTGTATCTAACGGTCGTGAGTCATGGGGGGCTAAATTCACCCTGTCAGTCGCTTTTCTAGGGGCCACGCGCTCTACCGCATATGACGGGGCTCAAAGGATATACGCGAAGCTGATAGCTCTATGGCGATCTGGCTGGCAGTGCGAATACGGGTGGATATCCCACTTGGCGACCCTCAACCTGCCAGCACAAATCACTCTCACTCACTCCGCGCAGGCACAGACAGCAGACAACGTCTTTGTCTACCAGTTTGCAGTAGATGTGACTGCGCGCGCCCCGCTACCTACACCTGACAACTAAACCCTGACCTGAAAGGAATCACTATGCCTACTACATATGGCACCTCTGGAAATCTAGCTGACGCTGCTATCACCATCGCGGGCCGTGGTCACGTCTACACCGCTGATGTGGATGCCCCTACTCCGGATGTCACCAGCTACAAGTTCAACGGTGGCGCTGATATCACGGTAGATACTAAGAAGTTCACCTGGCTGGGGGACACGTCTAGTGAAAACATGATCGAGTTCGAAACCGATGGCGGAGACGTAAACGTCAAGCGCACCTGGGACCGCGAAGCAGTACGTGGTGTAAAGGAAAGCGTAACCAACACGCTCACGATCCAATCGGTTAATCTCTCTGGCCGCGCACTAGCTATTGCGTTCCCTGGCTCGCAGATGGACCCGACCACTAAGTACTACGGTCTGGAGCCTGGCAGCGAGAGTGAAAAGGCTGTGCTAATCGTGGTCGAAGACGGCGACCTAGTTAGCGCGTTCTACTTCCCACGCGTACAGCTCGCAGGCTCTTTACCCAAGCTGCAGCTGGACGAGTTCGCAGAGATGGAAATTAAGGGAACACTACTCAAGCCAGTTTCTGGAGCTGCACAGGTCCAGTACCGCCCCCCGTTTAAAGTTACCAAGTAATAAGGAGACAGTGCAATGAGCCAGCCACTGACTGATATTTCCCCTATGCCTGAAACCCCTGAGATCATGGGAATGCTTATCCCGCTAGAAAAGGTAACTGCAGCCCAGCAGACCCGCCTACTAGGCCGCCTGCGAAAAATAGGGATCGCCGACTCTGAGGCCAATACGGCAAACGTAGACTTTGACGCCACCGCCGACATGATCGAATGGTTCACTAAGACCTTCGCGCTCGATGGCCGCTTTGAAGCCGCCACCAGCGGGCCGGGCGGCTTTGAAACCGCACTAGACTGCATCGTCACCTACGCCGGTGAACTGGGAAAAGGCAAGAACTAAAAAAATTCTTCACCGATCACCCTGAGGCGGTAGCAGACATGCACGTGCTCTACCGCCTCACCCAAACCCAAGCCCTAAACCAACCCAGCCTCACCCTAGCCCTAGTGGAGCGCCTACCCTACGAGCCTGCCTCCATGTACCGTGCCAAGCTACTAGGCGGCCCCCAATGGCTCCACTGGACACACACAAACGAACAACTGGCCGACCTATACAACGTCACAGTACAACACGCAAAAATCAGTGCCAAACAACGCCGCACAGCCCTCAAACCAGACGAGAAAGCCCCACGGCCCAGCCCACAACCACAAAAACGCAAGCTAAGCACACGCGACGACCTATCCAAATTTTTCACCTAAAGGAGGTTCCCCATGCCTGCAGGCGAAGTCGGCAAACTATCAATCAGAGTCTTCCCAGACACTAAACGCCTCAGGCCAGAAATCAAACGCGCTCTCGACCGCATAGAAAACAACCTACGCGGACGCGTCTATATCGACCCAATCCTAAAACGCTCAGCACTAGCAGCTGTCCGAAGCGACATCAAACACGGACTAGACGGAGTCGAGGCACGAATAGGCGCACAGCTAGAAAACGATAACCTCACCCACATACGCCAACGCCTCAACAACCTAAACACCTCACTAAACCTAGACGTAGACGCAAACACCCAACACGCACACCAACAAATCACGCACCTACGCCAAAAAATCGAACAAACCGAAGCCCAACTCACCATCGGAGCCAACAACACACCAGCAAAACAGTCTCTACAAAACCTAAAACACCAAGCAGCAAACCTCGAAGCAACACTAAAACTTGCCACAGATTCTGCGCGCGCTCGCGGTGAGTTGGATGCGTTGCGCGCCTCTATTGCGCAAATGGATGCGGTAATTGATGTTCAGGTGGATCGGTCGAGGTTGCGTCATGTAAAGCATGAAATTGATGGGTTAGAGGGCACCGCCACAGTTAATGCTGATGCTGACACTGGTAAGGCGGCGGCGAAGCTTGCATGGTTGTCACGGCCACGTGTAGCGCATGTGCGAGTAGAGGTAGCAAATGCTGGGCTGTCTGCAGCTGTGGCGGCTATTTCACGTTTGTCTGGGGCACGTGTCGTAAATGACGGTTTGATGCGTGTAAAGGACACGTTGGCTAACTTAGACCGTATAGCTGTTAGGTTTGCGGTTACTGCCCCGGCGGTTGGTGTGGCTGTCTCGGCTGTCTTGGCAGCTACTACTGCTGTGGCAGGTCTGGGTAAG